CGGGCGCAGCTGCGGTGCCCCAAGGCGAGGGTGACACGGGTGGGGCAATGAGCATTCCCCAGCCAGGTAGCCCCGCGCATCCGGGAAGTAGCACCCACTCAGGGGGCGTGATCCACTACCTCGCGAACCTGCTTGGGGACACGCATGAGGAGCGGGTCGAGAACGCCAAGGCACTCGCCAGCTCGCTCGAGAAGATCGGGGATACGGTGCAGGACCTGTCGGGCAAGACGTTGCTAATGCGCATGTACCGTGCCCAAATGAAACCAATGGCAGTCATTGAGGGCCCCAAGATGGGGATCGAGAATGCCCGCATGCTGCCATCATCACTTGACCCACAACTCGCAGAAGCGATTATGAGCCGCATGGGATATGGGAGGTAGTCATGGGACGCTCAAGCAAAAACAGTCGTCGTGGCGGCAACGTCCAGAAGCCCGCTACCAAAGCCACTGAGAAGTAATGCCCGTTCTCACTGGTGTGATTCCTGGCGCCCCGGTTGCGCTCACGGAAAGCGATAGGAAATGGTTGCCTTCGTACCTGGATAGTGAGCTGCATGAGGCCCTCGAGATCCACGAGCGGAAGCTGGAGTGGATTGATGAGAGCAACCGACTCTATTTGGGGGAACCGTTCTCCAAGCGAAAGACCTTCCCTTGGGATGGTGCTGCTAACCTTGTAGTTCCCCTGGTGGGCATCACCGTAGATTCGATCGTGGCGCGCATAATGAACACGATCTTTGCGGTTGAGCCCTTCTGGTCCTCGAGCGCGCTCATAAAGGACCTAGAGATGGTCGTCAATCCACTCCAAGACTTTATGGAGTGGTCCAGGGTCAACGAGCTGGATATGTATACCCAAACCAGGTCGTGGATCATGGAAGTGGTGAAGCATGGTTGGGCGTACCTTAAGGTCTATTGGACCTCATTTACCCAGCGCACATTCCGTATTACGTCGGGCGCAGCTCGCCCTGTTGACGCTATTGTTCGTAAGCCTTGCGTGGAGCATGTTTTACTTGGTGACATCATTTGCCAGGCTGGCATCGAGGATGAACTCTATCAGAGTGAATGGATAGCCCAACGCGTGCGCTTAACGGATGGCCAGCTGTTATGGCGCAAGCATGACAAGGTGTATGACGAGGTTGATAGGGTAATCAAGGCGAAAGCAGAACCAACACCGCTCGAAGAAGAGGTGATCCTCCAAAACCAATTCGAGGAACAACAGCCCCGACCAAAAGAGAAGCTAAATACCCTCTACGAGGTTTATGCTGATCTACCCCTGGCAGGCTCCAGCCTGCCAGTGCCGGTCATGATCACATTTCACCTCGAGACCAAGGCGATTCTGCGGTGCGTGTACAATCCCGATATAACGGGCGAGCGCCCCTTCTTCAAGGGCAAGTTCATAGATCGAGAGGGCAAGCGAGAGGGGATCGGCATATCCCGCCAGCTCGCACTCTTGCAGGAAGAAATCACAACTCTCCACAACCAGCAGGTAGACAATGCCACGCTTGCAAATACCCGATTTTTCGTCGGTCGACGCGGAACTGTGCGGAACGGGACAAGAGTTTGGCCCGGAAGATTCCTTACCGTACCGGACCCCAGTAAAGACATTATCACAGTACCCCTGGCTGATGTGTACCCTTCCATGCAGCAACTTGAGCAATCATGCTTGGCATACGCTGAACGTCGCTCCGGGATTGCGGATTATCAGTTGGGCCGTGAGTCGAGCACCATCGGCAACCGTGCGACAGCAACTGGTACCCTGGCGCTGATCCAAGAGGGCAACCGTCGGTTTGACCTAAACGTTCGGGACGTACGGCAATGCCTAGGGTTGGTGGGCAAAAAGGTTCTGCTCTTGAATGCTCAGTTCCGACCCCAAGGTATGGCTTACTTCGTGAAGGGTAGCGATGGAGCCCTGGTTGAAAAGGCTCTTGATTTGCCTGATGATTTTATTGCTGATGGCATTGGGATTGAGCTTACAGCTAGTACCGCTACCATAAATCGGGAGATCGAGAAGCAGGGGTTGATGGCAATGATGGGCCAATTGACCCAGTATTACCAACAGCTTTTGCAAATCACGGGCGTAGCGATGAGCCCAACAACGCCGCCACCGGTGGCGCAGATGGCTCTAGAGATGGCGGAGGGAGCCCGCTATCTGATGAGCATGATTGTCCAGACGTACGAGATTCGTGCGGTGGACACGTTGCTCCCAGTTGGGATCACGCCAGACGATGTCCAAGCCGCCCATCAACCTCCCCCACAGCCCCCTCCAGGAATGCCTGGACAAGCTCCGAACGGAGCCGGAATGGCAGGTCCTCCTGGCGTACCTCCAGGAGGCCCGCCAGGATTGCCTCCTCCGCATGGCGGCGGTGGAAAAATGGGACCAGTACCTCCTCGTTAGGGGCGAGTATAATGCCATCTGTACAGTCATGGAGTTTCCCGACGCGCTAGTCGCGGAGCTAGAACAAGCCAAACAGAGAGCAGGTGACGATCATGGCAGATTTGGGACAGGAGAAACCGGTTACACCCGAGGCTGAGGAAGAGAAGCCAAAGGGTGAAGACCTCGCGGATAGGTTTGCTCGACTCGAAAAAGAGAACCAAGAGCTGAAGGCCCAGGGCCAGCGCAACCTCGAAGAGGTCGCGTTGGCGAGGGGCCAGGTCCAAGTCATATTGGACCAGATCCAGCGGGCGGCAGCATCGGGTGACCCAGGCGCGAAGAGGGCCGAGAAGAGCCTACGGGACCGGTTCGACGAGGATCCCGTCTCGGCGATGAATGATTTGGTGACGATGCGCGTGGGGCCGGTGGTCCAAGAGTATCTTGCTGATAGAGCCCAGCAGGAGCGCGAGCATGCTCGCAAGGACAGTCCCGATCTCTTCAAGAGATATGGGAAAGAAGCGGACGAGTTCATGAAGGACATGCCGATGGACGTGAAGGCGAAGCACGGATCGTTCTCGCAGGCCCTCCAGTACGTCCGGGCTCTACACGTGGACGAGGAAGTTGCAGATGCCCGCAAGGAGGAGCGCGAACGGGCAAGTCGCCCGGAGGGCGCTAGCGCCGCCGAGACCGAGAAGCCCGCGAAGCGGTCTCTCGAGAGGGACGAGCGCGAGGTCATGAAGCACTTCGATATGGACGAAGATGATTGGCGCAAGTGGGCTACCGAAGGCGGCTCGCGACCAAAGGGCATGAAGAAAGGCAAGGCAGCATGAGCATCGAATTCGTCCGAGATGAGAAGGACAAGAAAATGGCGGCGGGTATCTATGACCCGCTGACCGTGAAGAACAAGGATCCCAACTATCATTACCGGTGGCTTCGCAAAGAGAAGCTCAACATGACCCGCAAGCGCGATTTCCTAAAGTACGAGATCGTGCAGGGCGGCGCTGAGGAGGGAGTTTGTAGTGATAATACCCCCCTCAAAGCCGGTGAGCCGGTGGTCGGGACGGTTGAGGTCGGTGATCTCGTCCTTGCTCGCATACCTAGGGAACTGCATGAGGAGTATCGGCGACGCAATGCTGAGAAAATCAAGGCATTGGCGACGGGGGTAAGCGCGTCGTTCAAAGCGAGCGTCGGCGATCGGGCTTACGAGGAGCACAAAGAGGTAGATGGCTACCCGGGCAGCGTGACCAGGGACGACATCGACTTGGAGGATAAAGACCGATGAGACAGATGACTCAACAGATGACCACAGATGGTGGTCCTCCGCAGACCATGACTTATCCCGAGGCGGCTGCCCAGACATTCGAGATGGGGGCACCAGTGGTGCTCAACGCCTCGGGACAGGTGCAAGAAGCCGTAGCAGCGGGTGCAGCATCGGTCGTGGGCGTGGCAGCGATGCCCGCCAACGGTGCGGGTGCATCCCGCTACCTCCCACCGTCAACGGGTCAGCCGGTCACTGTGTGGGTGGCCAACGGTGAGACCCTGTTCGGTGTGCTCTGTGCGGGAGCGGTGGCGGCGGACATTGGGAAGAAGATCACCATCAAGAAGACTGGCGCCCTGTGGGCCGCAGACCACACAACCGTGGGCACTGCAGGCTCGTTCATCATTCAGGCTATCGGGACAGAGATCAACACGGGCAACACCTACATCATCGGGAAGTGGCTCGAGAGCGCTACCCAGCTGGCCTACACTGCGTAGAGGTGGGGAATGGTCAACGTAACTGGTGCATTCAGTTATCTGCTGGCCCCCGGCCTACGCAAAGTCTTCTTCCAGCTGTTAGACGAGCGTGAGCCCGAGTACAGCAAAATCGCGAATCAAGAAACGAGCGACCGAGCTTGGGAAGAAGATCTCGAGGTCGGTGGCTTGGGCAGCATGCCGGTCAAGCCTGAGGGCCGTGGCATCCAGTATCAGGATTTCAGGCAGGGCGGTAAGAAGCGGTACACACACCTCACGTATGGGTTGGGCTTCCGGGTCACACTCGAGATGATGGAAGACGACCTGTACAACGTGATGAAGAAGAACACCAAGGAGCTGGCGAAGGCTGCCAGAAATGCTCGTGAGGTCGCCTTCTTCAACATGCTCAACAACGCCTTCACAACGGAGTATGGATTCCCCAAGTTTGGGAACAATGAGGCGTTGATCGCGGCGACCCACACCAAGCTTGGTGGTGGGACAGGCAGCAACAGGGCAACCACAGATGCAGACCTGAGCCCCACCAGTCTGGAGGCTGCGATCATTTCGTTTGAGTCTCTAGCGGACGAAATGGACATCCCGATCGTGATCAAGCCCAAGCTCCTGCTTGGGGGGCCACAGCTCAAGATGACCATGCGGGAGATCCTAGGGAGCGAGTTCCGTCCGTACACCAGCAACAATGAAATCAACGCCCTCCGCGAGGAAGGTCTTGATTACATGGTCGGGCACTACATCGTGGACCCGGACAGCTGGTTCCTGCTCGCGGGCAAGGGTGACCATGACCTGAACTTCTTCGAGCGCCAGGCCGTGCGGTTCCAAAATGGGGATGACTTCGACACTGGCGATGCGAAGTTCAAGGCTTTCCAGCGCTTCAGCATCGGTGCTGGTGAGTGGCGGGGCCTGTACGGTTCCCAAGGGGCGTGAGTCATGCCAGGGCTAGGTAACCTGTGGCCTAGGTACACCTGTAACCAGGGCAGCGACAAGGTACCCACGCTACTTGGCGTGCGTGGCATGGGAGGGGCCCCCGCGGGCCCCTTGTCGTATGGCTGGATTGGGTTCCAGACGCTTAGGGGCAATGGGGCCTTTCTGTATGTAGACTATACGACCCCACCAAATGGCCAGCTGCGCTTTGGCGGACTGGCTGAGCTGGGAACCGCCGGTGGTGCTGCGATGGGAGGCCTGTTACCCCCGGGCATAATTGACGAGACAAATATGCCGAATTTCTGCATCTATGGGTCCCCACGGGTGCAGAGTGGTATCGTGTTAGCTGGGTCAGCGGGGCCTCCAGCCGCAGCTGCCTATACCTGTCCAGCTATCGGTCTTATGGTGAAGGTTGTGGGCGCACCAACGAACATTTGGTACCTGTATGTAACCGATGATGGTACCACGATGACCTTAAACGTGGGTGATGAAGCTACTTGGCTAGCGGGGACAGTAAATGGTAGCTGGACTCATGCACCCAGCGGGGCAACAGTCTTTGATCCAGCCGTTCGTGTTACAGGTCAGTCTGTTCTGTCGGATAACTACAGGACCTATCCCGCTCCACTCGTTGTGCAGTCTGGGGGTGGAAATGGCAACGCAAAGGCGGGGCTGGGTTTCATCAGGGGCGACTATGGGGCAGGGATAGCGCTCTATGCTGCCTGGAACGGTAATATTAGCATAGATACGGTGGCGAATTGGTTGATATCGACCAACGCTTAACGTCCCTCGAGGCACGCGTGACAGCACTAGAGGCCATCTTTCTGCGCTATTTCGGGGATGCAGCGGACGAGCTGCACGCGTGCCTCTTGACGGAGGTCGATCGAATCAGGTCGTTTGAACTAAAGGAACAGGTGCGTGATTGCCTTCAACTGCGTTAGTTAGCCTACCACGCTTGGCGCGGCCCGAGAACCTCATGTACTGGAGCCGCACCCTGGTGGATACGATCCAGAAGGTGTTTGTGGGCGCAGGGACGGGCCAGATCAATGGCGCGGCGATCCAGGACGGGACGCTTGCGCCAGATAAGCTGCTGGCGAGCGCGGCGGGCCTCTACAATGCAAGTGCCGTGAACTACACATCTGCGACACCGGTGCAGGTCCAACTGCCCAATAAGTGGGTAGCAAGCGGGGGCGTGTCGCAGGGGACCAACGTCCTGATCGTGCCTGATTTTTGGTCGTGGGTGATCGTGACGTTTGCGGGATACATTCAAGAGGCGAATGCCAGCGGCACGGTCGTGCAGCTCCAGGAGAATGATGGCAGCGGGTGGTACACGCGAGCTGCGTGGAAGGGTGGGTTGCCGGTGGATGTGAATATCTCCATGCTGCTAGCTGTACCACCC